TTTATGTTACCCGGCAATGCTTTTACCACATTTAATGACAAAGATAACAGCAAGCCACATCCAGTAGGCGAATATAACAAACGTGTAGAAACTGCAAAAGGCAGAGATCCCACCAAGTTTATAAAGCCACACAATGATTTGTTTACAGACGCACTAGAACAACAAGGGCTATTAGAAGACACCACAAGAGGGTCTACCACCAGCAGTGCCAGAAGAGAACTGCCTAGCAGTGTTTTTGGTATTTCAACCCCCGGGCCACTAGACAGAAGGTCAGGTGCACCTCGAGTGAAATATGGAGAAAAATTCGCACAAAGTGATGTTCACTTTAATCGTCTTGGAGGAACAACATTTGTAATGGATGACGGTGACGCCAACTTTAACAGAAAAACACCTGCAGGCGGTGAAAATGGCGGACCTCCGGAGTACGTAAACGTAGAAGCAGGCGAGTCTGGAGGTGATCCTACATTACCCCATAACGATTTAGTAAGGATTCGAACCCGCACAGGACATCAAATATTGATGCATAACAGCGAAGATTTAATCTATATAGGTAATGCTAGAGGAACCGCATGGATAGAATTGTCATCTAATGGAAAAATAGACATTTATGCACAGGATAGTATCAGTTTACACACAGAAAATGATTTGAACGTTACAGCTGATAGAGACATAAACTTTCAAGCAGGTAGAAATATTAATTTTAATGCTTCGGATAATATTTTTCAAACAGCAAGCACTAATTGGGAAATAAAGGCAGGATCTGATGGCAAAATCACAGTCGGTGGACAAAGCAACATAAAAGCAGGCGGAAACCATGTAGAAACAGCGTCACAAATTCACATGAATGGTCCTGCGGCCGCAGAAGCTGCAGAAGCTAAAACACCCTTTAGGGTACCACAACATGAACCTTGGATGCAACATGAAAATTTAGATCCTGCAAAGTATACACCAGAAGCTACAGATGCAGGAGCAGATTCTCCGCCTGAGGACGCGGCATTTGTGCCTATTGCAGACACTTTCAAGAAATCCAGCTAGGGTAAATACGTTATGAGCACATTAGAAAAAAGTCTATACAAGCAGGTTACTGTAAAGTCAAATCAAAAGGCTCAGCCTCAGATTGAAAGCAATGCCTACATAGGAACTTCAACGGTCAATCCTGAAGCAACTAGTTGGACTTTGTATGACTTAGAAATCATCAAGCAAGATATTATCAATCACTTTCATATTAGGCAAGGTGAAAAACTAAGCGATCCTGAATTTGGTACTATCATATGGGATATACTTTTTGAACCTCTTACAGAACCTGTAAAGGATGCTATTGTTAACAATGTTACAGATATCATAAACTATGATCCCAGAGTACAGGTAAACAGTATTACTGTTGACAGCTACGAAAGTGGCATACAAGTGGAATGTTCTTTGATTTATCTTCCCTACAATATATCAGAAGAGCTGCGTTTCCGTTTTGATGAAAATGCAGGATTCCTAGATTAAAATAATATACGCAGTTATCTTAATCAAATAAATATCATATAGCTAGAGGAATAATTAATGTCGTCCACTGATAGACAAAATCGACTGTTGTTAGCCGAAGATTGGAAACGGGTATATCAAAGTTTTAGAAACGCTGATTTTCAGAGCTACGATTTTGACAATCTGCGCAGAACAATGATTTCATATCTGAGGGAAAATTATCCGGAAGATTTTAATGATTATATTGAAAGTTCTGAATACTTAGCCCTTATTGATATGATGGCATTCCTTGGACAAAATATTGCTTATCGTGTTGATTTAAACGCAAGAGAAAACTATTTAGAATTAGCGGAACGCAGAGAAAGTGTATTGCGTCTGGCACGATTATTAAATTATAATCCGCAAAGAAATAGATCAGCAAACGGATTATTAAAAATTGAATCTGTATCAACCACAGAAGAAATAAGAGATTCTAACAACATCAATCTTGAAAACCAAACCATAATCTGGAATGATCCAAGTAAACAAGATTGGTTTGAACAGTTTACCCGTGTAATGAATGCAGCATTGCCTGTAAATGGTACTTTCGGCAAACCAATAAAAAGTGAAACTATCAACGGCATACCAACCGAACAGTATAGATTCAATTCAACCAACACAGAAATTCCTGCATACAGTTTTACCAAAACCGTAGACGGTAAAAGTGCAAGATTTGAAATTGTCAGCACAGGATTTACGGATGCAGAAATTGTAGAAGAATCACCGTTTCCGGGAAATAACTTTGCATTCTTATACAGAGACGACGGGCGCGGCGTAGCCAGTTCAAACAGTGGATTCTTCTGTCACTTTAGGCAAGGTACACTGGATCAAGGCACATTTTCCATTACAAATCCCAGCACTAATCAAGTCGTTGCTGTTGATGCTACCAATGTTAACCAAACAGATGTATGGTTATACAAGCTGGATACCCTTGGTAACGAAGAAGAAGAATGGACCAAAGTTGATGCTGTGGAAGGCAACAACATTATCTACAATAGTTTGAATAGAAATATTCGCAACATTTATTCTGTGCTTACAAGAATCAATGACAGGATAAGCCTTATCTTTTCAGACGGTGTGTTTGGCAATCTACCAAAAGGTAATTTTAGAGTTTATTACAGAACCAGTAAAAATCAGCGTCTGGTTTTAAATCCAGAGGATCTAAGAGGCATCAGTATTAGAATACCGTACCTAAGCAGGAGTGGTAAAGCAGAAGCAATTACCCTAACATTGGAGCTAAAATACACAGTTGATAATGCCAGTGTATCAGAAACCAATGCCAGCATAAAAAGCAGAGCACCTGCAACTTATTATACCCAGAATCGAATGGTAACGGGTGAAGACTATCAGATTGGTCCTTTAGCTGTAAGCCAGGAAATTATCAAAGCCAAGAGTGTCAACAGAACGTCAAGCGGTATTTCAAGATATTTTGACTTGGTTGATGCCACCGGCAAATACAGCGAAACAAATTTATTCGGCACAGATGGCGCTATATACAAAGAGCTATTGGATCTAAAAACTTCTTTTACTTTTACCACAGTTACAGATGTAGAAGGTGTTATTGCAAACACAATAGAACCTATTCTACAGGATAAGAAAATAAGAAACTTTTATCTTAGTGAATTTCCAAAACTAATTGTGGAAGATTTAGGATCTGTATGGAATCAATTATCCGCAGAAACTAACCTTAGCACAGGGTACTTCACAAATCCCAATGATGTAAGGGTAAAGGTAGACACTTTTACACTAAGCAATATGAAATTTGTCAAAGTAGGATCACTGCTGAGATTCGAGGCACCTGAAGGATTTCACTTTATGGCAAATGACGAACATGGTCTTATGCCTGGACCTGCTGATCATCCATTTGCGGTCACATATAAATGGGTTAAAGTTGTATCGATGGTCGATGACGGTACAGAAACCCAAGAAGACGGTTCAGGACCCATTGTGTTTAACGATGTAATTCCCTCAGGTGCAATACTTACAGAAATTAGAACACAATTACCAAACACGTTAACCACTGATGTCCAGGCTCAGGTTGTAGATCAAATTTTTGCATATAGAACTTTTGGTTTGCGTTATGCACAGGATCAGGGAGAGTGGAGACTGGTTACGGAAAATAATCTAGACACCGCAAGCAATTTTTCCACAGGCAAAACAGGAGACCAAACCAATCAACAATTAGATGCTAGCTGGTTGTTGTTGTTCACCAATGACAAAGAAAATTATACCATTGATTATAGAGCCAGTCGTTATGTGTTTGAAAGTGACAGCGAGATTAGATTTTATTACGATTCCTCTGATAAGATTTACAACAACAGAACAGGAAAAATTATCAAAGATAAAATTTCTGTGTTAAGCATTAATACACAACCTGATTCTAATTTGCCTTTTAATTATAGTTTTGATTGGGAAATTGTTGAAGAATACAGAGATGCAGAAGGTTATGTGGACAGCAAAAAAATTCAAGTCAGCTTTTTTGATGATGACGACGACGGCATTGTGGACAATCCAGAGATTTTTGAAGAATTAGTAGACGAAGAAACTAATCCTGTAACAAAGTATGTGTTCTTGGAAAAAGTTTTAACTGACGACGGTGTTGACGATTACATATATGTTAATCAAGACACTCTAGGCGTAATTGTGCTAGCATCTAAAAGTGAACTTCAGCCACTAAGTGTGTACAGTGACGGACAAATATTTTATTATATTGATGTTGATGTATTTGAAGTTCTAGATTCAACTACTGCCACACTATCATTAACTGATGAATATCAAGCAAGGATCGGCAGAGACGGACTAACATTTAGATATGTGCATGCGGCAGATCAAAATTCAAGAATAGATCCAAGTGCAAGTAACATTATCGATACATATTTGCTTACGAGAAATTATGACACACAATACCGTCAGTGGCTTGATGGCAATGTAAGCACAAAGCCATTACCGCCTAGCAGTGATAGTTTGTTTATCAGTTACGGAAGCCAATTAAACAGGATTAAAAGTTTAAGCGATGAAATTATTTTTCATCCTGTGAAATACAAAATTTTATTTGGAGCAAAGGCAGATTCAGACGTGCAAGCAAGATTTAAACTAGTAAAGAATCCAGATTTGGTTATAAACGACAATGAGTTAAAATCTAATGTAATTAGTGCAATCAATAGATTTTTTGCATTAGAAAATTGGGATTTTGGCGATAGATTCTTCTTTTCAGAACTATCTAGTTATGTGATGAATAGATTGTCTCCTAATCTTGTTTCGTTTTTAATAGTGCCTGTACAAGATAATCAAAGCTTTGGTTCATTGTACGAACTTAAATCAGAAGCGGATGAAATTTTTATAAGTGGGGCAACTGTAGGGGATATTGATATCATAGACGGCATTACAGCAAACAGATTGAAGGCGAGTGGCGCAGTTATAACATCAAGCGAATCAGTAAACACAGGCATACAAAGCAGTAATACACCTACGCCAAGTTACACTACTAGCTCGTCGGTTTCTTCAACAAGCACTAGTGTAAGAACATCAAGCAGTTCGAGCAGCTCATCAAGCA